CTTAGCTTTGTCCTTAACATCCTTGACGTCCCATCTACTTACAGGTTCATAAAACATTATCTCACTCCACAAAATGCATTACATGCTAACAAAGGCTTATCGTCCCAAGTTTTCTCGATATTATTAAAATACTCTGAATCGAATATTTGGTCAAGCGAATAATTGTTAAGATTAAGATGTTCAATCTCTCTCACAGCATCCAGATAGCAGCAGGCTGAGACATCACCCTTAGAGTCAACAAACATTCTCTTTCTACTTACAGCCTTACAATCTATCATCATGAAACCATCCACATCCAACTGTCCGCCACCCTCTGGTTTTCTTGTGTTGTATTCGAAAGTAAACTTATTGAAACCAAGTTGATGTGCCATAGACTCACATTGATTTATTTGATGTTCGTTGTAATCAAATACAATCATAGCCCAAGTTGCCTTACCACCATGTCTAATAAAAGTTGAGGCATTGTTTAGAATTCTATTGAAGTCCGTATTGACCCTATATCTTGAATGCGTATCTTCTAACCCATCGAGTGCAAAGATCACTTCTACGTTAAGTTCTGCTAGTTTAATCCACCATTCATCTTTCCTCGCACTTCCATTTGTATTCAAAGATAGAAAGATGTTAGGGTTTATCGATCTGAGGTATTGATATATCTCAACTGTGTCGCCACCTATTGCTCCGTCACCATAGTTGCCACATATGTAAAACTCTTCTAACTGTAATAGGAAAGACTCAGGGAACCATCTCTTGAATGTATCGAGAGTTACTTCTGAGATAATTAAATCTTCTTTACCAGTTCTGGCACATAGAGGACAAGCTGCTTGACACTTTGAAGTTATCTCCATGTCGAGCTGCCTGATGTCACTTAGAGAGTACATATACTTTTCCAGCGTTGCTCGAGGTCATTGTATCGACCATCATACAACTTTGACCAATTAGCAAATAATTTATGATACATCATAATATGTTTATCAGTCAAACCAAATTTAGTCGTACCGTAAACAAATTCTTCTTTAATAAGTTTTTCATCAAACTTAACTGGTTTAGGAACTGGATATTTTCTTCTAGCCACGGATAGACCTCATACGATTCTTTGCTTCCAACCACTTAGCTTCTGACAATGGCTTACGCGCATCTCCAAATGCTAACTTATGTTTCTTAAACTGAACCTTCAATGCTTCTGCTACATCTCGACCCATAAACTGACTGACGAGTTTCAGTAGACACTGACGGAACGAACGACCGTGATGCATGTGGCCAGCTTCATGAGCTAGTTCGTGTAGTATGACATACTTTTCCATATGGCCAGGTTTGATCTTAATGTAGCCACCCCAAGCGGTAGCAGCAACCCCACCTGACTTATCTTTCATTGCAACTAAGGTTACATTGCTACGACGGTTGCTACGAACCTTTTGCCATGTTTTCGACTTAGTGATTCGATCAACATATTTTTGAGCTTGTCTTATATTGTCGAATGAAGTATTTTTATCTTTCATCATCTTTGCAATAGCCCACTCGGACTTATACACCTTACCCATCTCTGAGTCTTTACCATAAGCACCTTTATTCTGGCTACGCTTATGACGTCTTAAATATTCACGGTATTCAGAATTATTCATAAATTACCTCTCTCTTCACTATATACTTATTATCACTCAAACTTATTTAAAAGTCAACTGTTGATTTTTATTACGAAATAGAAGAAGTTAAAACATGGTCAAAAAGAAACGTAAAATGACAGAAGAGCAGAGAGCGGCCGCAATCGAAAGATTGGCTAAAGCTCGAGAGAAGAGGATGGCCAATGCGGGTCCTCCTCAGAATGTTCACCCTGATGTATATGCATTACCTGACGAACACCCTTTCTCAGTAAAGAATGTAAGGAAGTGGATTAAGACACAAAAAGATCTACTTTCAGAAGCACGTCGAGCTGAAAGAGCAAAGGTTAAAGGGGCTATAGCGGAAGTAGCGAGCATACAAGCCTACATAAGACATTGTGAATGGTACTTACGGAATGGAGATTGGATTGATGATTTCTATGGTGAGCATCAAGAAGGTAAAATTAGATGGACGACACTAGTACCAGCGTACGACAAAGACGGGTGCATGAAGACATAAATAAAGGTATGGATAATGTCATACCTTTTCCAAAGGCGAAGCGTGAAGGCGCTCCTCCTCAATCAGACGAAGAAATGCGATTACAAGTAATTCGTAACAAGAAGAAATATGTGAACAACATTGTTGAACACTATACTAATCAACTTGCTATGAAATTTGTACAGCATGGATTCAATCTAGAAGATGAAGAATTTCTGAAAGACTTTAGTTTTTCTGTTGAAACAATTCGCTCTGGGTTGTATCGTACACTAGGCATTGGACATCCATTCCAACAACTTATGGATGAGGCAATTGAGACACTTGAGAGTGTGGAACAAGAACACATTGACGAATACACAAAGGAATCAGAGTACGACGAGGACCCTGAATTATTTTAAATTATGATATTGGTAGACTTCAACCAGATTGTTATTGCTAATCTAGTCAAAGCAATTAATCCTAAAGATCCAGAAATAGATGAGAACCTTGTTCGCCATATGGTATTGAACAGCTTGCGTTTACATAGACGTAAGTTTACTGATGAGTATGGTGAGCTGGTTATCTGTTGTGATGATAAAAACAATTGGCGTAAGGATGTGTTTCCTCTTTACAAAGCTAATCGTAAAAAGGATAGAGGTGAGAGTTCTTTAGACTGGCCTGCTATCTTTACAATACTGGATCAGATCAAACAAGAGCTCAGAGAGAACTTTCCTTACAAGGTGGTACAGATTGAACGAGCTGAGGCTGATGATGTAATTGCTTCATTATGCCATGAGTTTGGTTACCTTGGTATTGCACCAGAGAGTGCAGAGCAGATTCTTATTCTTTCATCAGATAAAGACTTTGGACAACTTCAGAAGTATGCTAATGTATCTCAATATAGTCCTGTAGGTAAGAAATTCATCCGCGTAACTAATCCTGCTCAATTCTTAAACGAGCATATCATTAAAGGTGATAGAGGTGATGGTATTCCTAACTTCCTATCAGATGATGATGTATTCGTTGCAGGTAAACGAAGCAAGCCTATTAGACATGCAAAGCTGACAGAATGGTCTATCCAAGACCCTAAAGAATATTGTAGTGAAGCTATGATGAGAGGCTGGCAACGAAACAAAGTCCTAATTGACTTAGATTTAATTCCTCAGAATATTAGAGACGAAGTTATAAATGAATACGAAGGACAAACACCTGAACGGAATAAACTGTTTAACTACTTTGTCAAAAAACAATTGAAAAACTTAATGGAACACATAGGTGACTTTTAATGGCTACTAACTACACCAAACTTGGCATCGCTGAGTTTCTCAGAGAGGCTAGTAAACAAGATGGGCGAAATGCTCGTATTGACTTTTTGAGAGAGCATGCTACCCCAGCTCTCAAGACCATTCTTGGATATACATACGATCCAAATATCGAATGGTTGTTACCAGAGGGTGACCCTCCCTACAAAGCAGCTGATAAAGGAGAAGACTTACAACACGTATTGAAGGCATCTCTACGCAAGTTATATATCTTCGTTAACCATAACGATTATAGAGATGTTAAACCAATGAAGCGTGAGACTGTGTTCATTGAGTTGTTAGAGTCTGTTGATCCTGATGATGCAAAATTGTTGCTGCTTATGAAAGAGCGTAACTTGGTATCCAAGTATAAAGGTATTACTAAGCATGCTGTACAGCAGGCTTTCCCTGGTATCAGCTCACATTGGTGAAAGCGGGACCTCAAGAACTTATTCAAGAAGAAGGTAATTAGAGAAGAGGAATGGCATTTGCCAGACTGGTGGTATGACTGAAAGAGCATTCGTTATTGGGAACGGCAAATCGAGACGACACTTTGAACTGAAGCGTCTCAAAGGTAAAGGCACTGTGTATGGATGTAATGCTCTTTACCGAGATACCTTTGTAAAGAATAATTGGGACCTCCCAGATTATCTTGTTGCTATTGACGATAAGATTATCACAGAGATTGAGAGTAGCAACTTTCCTTCACAACGATTCATTGTTCCTCCTGTAGAGGAACAGTTTGAACCAGTCGACTATCATCTTGAACTTTCTGGTATCGATAAACGTGGTCTTATGATTAACAATCCTGGACTAATGGAACAAATTCAAACACCACGATCTAATGCCGGTATGAATGCAATGTCAGAAGCCATCAAGAGGGGTGCTAAACAAGTTTACGTTTTCGGCTTTGACTTTATTTTAGCTACGGAAGATTCAACCACCAATGTGTATGAAGGAACAAATGCATACGGTCCAGAGACAGCTGCTGGACATGCTGACAGTGTTAATCGTACAAAGTATATGAATTGGTTTGCTTCTAAAAACCATGATGTGGCATTTATCTTTGTAATGGAAAACAAACAACCTCTGAGACTTAATCCATTAAATGAACCTAATCTCAGAGGTATGTTTTATGAAGAATTTGAGAATGAAGTATTAGCTATACCAGAACCTGAAAACAAAAAAGTAAAGAATCTGGATAGTGGTGTTTCAGAACCTGAGGTTGATAATAGTACTGAATATAATTTTATGAAGTATGCAGATTAACCAAACACGTTGTTATTAATAACGTATGAATGTCCATTTGAAAATTCAACGTTAGCAGTACTAAATGTATAACCGTGGTCTTGCTTTAACTTATATTGGTTGCTACTTGTGTCTGAACCAGAATCCAGATGGTTGTGCATACCCATAAATGTTGTGTTAGACATTAGAACTTCATCGAAGGTCTGTGTAACTACCGCACTTGTTGTATTTATATAAGTGACTACTGTTGTAGCTTGTCCCAACATAAACCAATCGTTGATTGCAGACATTTGTGAGTTGGTAGATATTGCTTGTGTGTCTGTGGTAATATCGGATTGTACATCAGAAACATTCGACCAGTTTGCAGTCGATTTATTTCTTGTATATTTAAAAACAGCGTTTCCCATTATAGTTGCCTCAACAAGTTTTCCCACTCCTGGAGACGTAAGTCCCAGTTGTAGACATAATCTGCCCAATTCTTTTGGACATTAGCTTTATTTGTATTTATAAAGGATTGATGGTTTTCTACTGCTTGTTTTAATGCTCCAGCAAACATATTTGCATGAAACTGTCTATTTTCTACAAACCCATACATAGTTGCAAAACCACCAGTTGTTTCTGGAAGTGCACCTAATGATGATGTAACGATTTGACAACCAGCAGACATTGCTTCAATAGCTGCAATGCAAGAAGTCTCAGTCCATGCAGATGGATATGCAAAGATATGTGTCTCCTTCAATGCCTTACGGATCTCTGAGTTAGGAACAGCTCCATGATTAGTCATATGAGGATGGTCATCGATAGCTTTGAACAAAGTCTCAAACTCTTTATCTCTATCGGGCCATCCATAAACATTAAATGAGCTGTATACATTTAGATGAACTTTATCACCCCATTCCTGTGATAAGGACTGATATGCAGCTACAAGTAAATCTAAACCGCGGTGTGGTGTAGTATGATAAATCAGATTAATACGACCCTCTGGTTTAGTATGCTCTTCAATTGGATCGATAGCATTCTTTAATACTATACCCTCTTGGTAAGGGATGCCAAGACCTTGATTGAACGTATGTTGCTG